TCACCGGCAAGAACGACGCCAAGGACGACCAGGTGGACGCCCTCGCGCACGCCTTCAACGCGGTGGACATGCGCATGCCGACAGGCCTGCGCGGCGTGGTGCAGCTGCCCACAGGAAGCGGGCTGGTATGAGCCGAACCCCGCACCCGAAATGCCCGGCCGACTGGGATTTGCCTTGCATGTGTGGTTATTCGCGTGCTGAGCATTTGCTTAGTTGGGTGCCACCCCGGGTGCGTTCGTGTCAGCAGTTTCAACTGAGCTGGTCCCTCGTCCACATGCGCAACGCCTTCAAACATTGACGCCAGCCAAAAATTAGGCTAGGCTTGAGGACAATATGGCAATCGTCTACAAGCTTCTGCACGACGTGAAGCACGAGGAGTACGACAGCGTGTACTGGCGCAAGATTCACGCGCTGTACGCTGGCATGTCCGTCATGCGGAAGACGCTGGAGGACGCGAAAGTCCGCGACATGCTTTTCCCTCGCCACCTGGGCGAGGAGGAGTACGTCTACAAGGAGCGCCTGAAGCGGGTGTTCTACATCCCGTACATGGGGCAGCTGGTTGACTACATCACCGCCGCGCTGGCCGCTGACCCCGTGCGCATGTCCGAGGACGAAGGCGCGCCTGGGTCGCCGCAGGCCGCCACCGCCACAAAGGTCCTCAACGGCAAGGTCAACGGCGAGACGTTCTACGACGCGTTCAACAAGGACTGTTCCCCTCCCGGTGGCGAGCGCATGTCGTTCAACCAGCTCATCCGTCACCAAATCACGCAGGCGCTGCTGTACCGTCGCGCGTGGACGCTGGTGGAAATGCCCAGCATGAAGCAGGCGGGCGGCGACGAAGCCCCTCGCAGCCGCTACGAGGAGCTGAAGAAGATTGGCGACGGGTGCTACGCTTGCCCGGTGGACCCCGAGTGTGTCTACGACTGGGAGTGCGACGACGAGGGCGAGCTGCTGTGGGCGCTCGTGTGCCGCATGGAGAAAAAGCGCCTGTCGCTGGAGACAGGCCGCAACATCATCCGCGAGGAGTACACGTACTACACCCGTGACGACTGGACGCGCTACGTCTACGAGTACGACCCCGACAAGAAGCCGCCCACGCCCGAGCAAGTGCCCGACTTCACCGAGGGGCCTTTCCCGCACAGCTTCACTCGCGTGCCGCTGGTGCCCTTCGAGCTGCCCGACGGCCTGTGGGCGGGTGGCAAAATCGAAAGCATCGCGTGTGAGCACTTCAACAAGCGCAACGCGCTCAGCTGGGCGGAGTACCGCTCGCTGTTCCAGTTCATCGCCGTCAAGCTGCAAGAGCCCGCCACGTTGAACCCCATCAGCGAGGACCCAGACCGTGGTGTCAACCAGCCCATCGGCCCCGGCCGCGTGATGAAGCTGGCCGAGAAGGACACCGTGGAGTACGTCGGCCCTGACCCGGGTCCGTTCCAGGTGGCCTTGGAGGACCTGGCCGTTCTGCGCGACGAGATGTTCCGCTTGCTCAACATGATGGCCATGTCGGTCGACAACAGCGGTGCGGCTCTCAAGCGCAGCGCCGACAGCAAGCAGGTGGACAACCAGGCCACCAGCATCGTGCTGAAGGACCTGGGTCGTCGTGGGCGCGAGCACGGGGAGGACATCTACGAGATGGTCGCCCGTGGGCGCGGCGAGGGTGAGAAGCAGTTCACCGCGCAGGGCATGGACCAGTTCGACGAGGTGTCTATGGACAGCCTGGTGGCCGAAGCCGCCGTGCTGGAGACCGTGCCCATCCCGTCGCCGACGTTCCAGGCGCTGTACAAATTCGAGCTGGCGCGCCGCGCGCTCCCAGGTGCCACCGAGGAGCAGCTGGGCGCCATCATGAACGAGCTGCAGGAAGGCATCACCGCCGAGGCCGAAATCCAGAAGGCTACGCAGGGCGCGCAGCAGGAACGCATCGACGAGGGAGTGCTGCCGGGGGAGACGCCTCCGGAGCAGAAGCCCGCCAAGGGCAAGAAGCCGCCCAAAAAGTAGGGGGACACCATGAACGCAGGCGCTGTCAAGCTCATCCGCAGGTTCGTCGCCACGCTGCTCTCCCCCGAGGCGCGCACCGCTGCCTCCACCCAGATGACCGCCGCCTGGTCGCTCGCCGGCCACCGTGAGAAGCGCCAGCTGCGCCGTCTCATGGAGCGCCGTCTGGCCAAACAAGCCGCCCAGTGAAACCGCTTGACCCACGGGCGGGCACCGTTCGGGGCCTCCTGGAGCAAATCAACCTGGAGGTCGCGGCACTGCCCGACCCATACGTGCGCTCGCTGATACCGGCCATGGTGCAGGCCGAACGCGAGCTGTCCACCGACCTGGCTGGGCTGGTGGGGCGCATGGGCGAGTACAACGCGCAGATGCTGCGGCGTGCGCTGCTGCAGGCGCGCGGAGGCCTCAACGCCATCGAACGTGTGCGGCCCGAGATGCTGAGCGAGATGGTCAAGGCGGGGCACGCAGCCGGGCAGCTGGCTACGCGGCACCTGTCGCGCGAGCTGGCAAAGTTCAGCATGCATTATGACAAGACGCTGACGCCCGTGCCGCTGGTGCCCGCCTCCAAGCTTTCACAGCGCCTGCTGCTGGACCGCTTCGCCACCCGCACCAGCAAATGGTCACAGGTGGCGCGCGACCGCATACGCCGTGAGCTGACGGTAGGCATGATACGCGGGGAGACGATTGCACAGACCGCAGCTCGCCTCCAGGGTCGCGGAAAGAAGTACGCCGAGGTGCTGGCTGAGAAGGGTGCTCAGGAGCAGGGCGATGCCCTGGCGAGCGGCCTGTGGCGCATGACGAAGTACGAAGCCAAGCGCATCGTGCACACCGAGACTATTCACGCCTACAACGAGCACGCGCACGACCAGCTGAAGCAGCTGCGCGACGACGACCCCCGCATCCGGCAGCAATGGTGCGCGGTCATCGACGGGCGCACGTGCAAGGACTGCCTGCGCTTGGACGGTGAGGTGGTGGACATCGGCGAGCCCTTCCCGGGGTGCCTGCGCGACGAGCCGCCGCTGCACCCGTTCTGCAGGTGCTGCCGGGTGGCCTGGCGGGCGGATTGGCCCACGGGCGGGGATAGATTGCACGGACTTGACAACCCGCTGGACTCCGAGTAACCTTTCAACGCACAGGGGAGACACCCATGGCCGACAAAGACGACGAGCAGAAGCAGCGCGAAGAGGAGGCCAAGAAGGCCGACGAGCGCACTGCCGAGATTGCCAACCGCGCAGCGGCGGACCACGCCAAGCGCCTCACCGCCAAGTTCGAGAAGGAGCTGAAGGACCGCGATGACCGCATCGCTGTCCTGATGGCGGAGCGTGAGGCCAAGAAGGACCCGCAGCAGCCGGCCACCCCGCTGACGCAGGCCAACACGCCAGAGTTGGCGCGCCTGAAGGAGCTGGAGGCCCGCATCGCCGAGCGCGACCGCAAGCTGGACGAAGCCGAGAAGGAGCGCAAGGCGGTGGAGGCCCAGCGCGCAGCCGACGAAGAGCGCAACGCCACCGTGCAGGCACTCGCCGACGCGGGTGTGGTGGGCAAGGCCCAGAAGGGCGCCCTGGCGGTGCTCATGGCCGACAAGCGCATCGGACGCGACGAGTCGGGCCGGGTGTGCTTCCTGGTGCAGAAGGAAGGCTACGTCGAGAAAAATCCCATCGACGACGGCATCAAGGAGTGGGTCAACTCCGAGGAAGGCCAGCTGTACCTGCCCGCCAAAGGCATCCAGGGCAGCGGCACCAAGCCCGCCACCGCCCGCACGGGCGGCAAGCCCCCGACGCGCAGCGAAGCCGTGGGCGAGGCCAAGAAGGCCCTCTCAGACCTGTTCCGGGGCATGGGCGGCCAGTAGCACCGACGGTCCTTCACTTTTTTCTTGCAATTTCCGTACCACCCCGTAGAATGAAATCACGGTTGACGTTCTGTCAACTGCACGGCTGACAGCCAATCCGGTGTCGGTTGCACGCTGGGCGCGGCGTTGATGCGTCAAGGCAACACCAGCACTGCAACCAACCCAACCGGAGTACGACATGGCGTCGGCACCTGTTTCCCTTTCCACCATCACCAGCGCCCTGGCGACGATTTTCGAAAACGATATCGTCAGCCAGTTCAATCGCTCGGTGGTCCTCACCCAGCTACTACCCTTAAAGCCCGGCACCCAGAAGCAGCTTGCCTGGACCCCGGAATTCGACGGCGGCGCGAACAACAACGCGGGCGCCATCGCCGAAGGCGCGGACGTCACCGCGTACTCGGATGACCCCATCACCCCGGCGCTTCTGCCCTGGGCGAACTACTCGGACGCGTTCAGCGTCTCGGGTATGGCGCTTTCGGCGGCTGCGGCCACCGGCAACCCGGACGAGCTGGCCAACCTGTTCGCCGAGAAGCTGGACCGCGCGGTCATGCGCATCTGCAAGGCGCTCAACGCGCATTGGTACACCGGCAACGGTGGCGCCTCCCCGGCGCAGGTCCAGGGCCTGACCCACTCCTCGGGCGCGCTCAACTCCACCTCGTCCTACGCGGGTATCAGCTCGGGCACCTACGCTTCGTGGGCGTCCAACGTGCTGGCGGCCGGCGGTGTGGGCCGTGACCTCACCGTCCAGCTCATGCGCGACATGCGCGTCAGCATCTTCAACGCCTGTGGCGAGCGCCCGGACCTCATCGTCTGCGACGCCACCCAGCAGGAGAAGTATGGCAACCTGCTCGGTCCGGCCCGCCGGTTTATGCAGGAAGTCGTGATGCGCGGCCAGCGAATCACGCTGGACGGAGGTTACCAGGCGTTGGACTTCGATGGCATCCCGGTCATTGCTGACCCCAACTGCCCCTCGGGCAAGATGCTGTTTCTGAACACGAAGTACGTGTTCGTGCGCCAGCTGCCCCCGGCGGCCATGCCGATGGGCATCAGCTCGGCGACCATCCGCCTGCACGGCACGGCGGAGGAGCAGCTGGGCCAGATGGCCACCTCGCTCACCGCGCGCATCAACCTGCTCGCGGTCACGGGCGACGCCTACAAGTTCCAGCTCATCCTGTACCCCCAGCTCCAGGTCCGCCGCCCCAACGCGTGCGGCGTCCTGGCGGACCTCTTGTAAGGAGCCCGGAACATGTTCAACGCAAAACGTACACGGGCCGTCGCTGCCCCCACTTCGGTGGCTGCTGGCGCCGCGACCGACGTCTCCGACCTCGTCTCGGCGACCGTGCAGTTGTCGGGCACCTTCACCGGCACCTATCAGTGCCAGGTGTGCTTCGACGGCACGGGCACCAACTTCGTCGCCCAGGCTTCGGCTCTCACCGCGCCCGGCAGCGTCTCCATCCCGGACGGCGCCACGCACGTCCGCTGGAACTGCACCGCCTACACCTCGGGGACGCCTGCCAGCGGCCTCGGCGGCCTGAAGACGGCGCTCGGCGGCGGCATCTAAGCCTCAAGGCCCATCCACTTGGGTGCAACGCCCGGGTGGGTGGGCTGTTTCGTTTTTCAAACAGGGGAGCCCACCATGGAAATCGTCAAGAGCATCAAGTTCAAGAACACCGGAACCAAGACCGTCGACAAGGACGGGAAGCCCCGCGTGTCCAAGGACACCCTCTACATCGAAGCCCTGGACCTCACCGTTCCCTTCGGCGAGGAGTGCGACATCCCCGAGCTGTACACGCGGCCCACGCTGCAGGTGAACGGCTCGCGCGGCAAGTCGTCCATCGAGCAGCTCGCCCCGCAGCTGGAACCGGTCGATGAAGTTTGGGCCGCCGAGTGGCGCAAGCCCCCGGTGAAGGCCTTCAATTCCGCCGCGCCCGCCGCGCCCGCCAAGCCCGTGACCCTGGAGTCGCTGATGGCCTCGGGCCTCAATCGCGGCCTGGCGGAGCAGATGCTGAACGCCATCAACGCCGCCCGGGCGGCCAAGACGGGAAGCTAACATGGCGCACGCAGCCCTCACGGCGGCGCAGCGTGCTCAGATTCGTTTTTACCTGGGCTGGTCAGCCCGTTTCCACCAGACCGACAGCGCCTTGGAGCAAGCCTTGAACGCGGTCGACGCGGGCGATGACGAGACCTACGGCCTCATCACGCGCGCCACAGGCGACCCGCTCGGCACCGGGTTGCTGGCCTCGTGCGTGGACATCGACACCAAGC